AGCTCGAACCAGATCTCCTGCGAATCCTTGTTGATCGCGGTGAACAGCGCGGGGTTGCGCGATATGCCGGGAATGGCGGCTTCCATGTAGGCCTGGTAGATCGCCATCTGCGCTGCGTACACCGGCTTGGACCGGGCGACGCCGAGCTTGACCGTGTCCCGCCAGGACTTGTCGTTCATGGTCTTGCATTCCCATAGCGACGGGCACCGGAGCCCGAGCTCGCCTGGGGCGGCGTTGATCACACCGTCGACATGGCCCTGGATGCGGCCGCCCGCCACGGAAAAGCCGAATTGGCCTCCGCCGGCCTTGCGGGTGTACAGGTCGAAGCCAGCCAAACGCAGCCAGCGAACGGCCAGGTCTTCGAGCGCATGCCCGACCTCAAACACGCGCAGGATGCGACCGGGAATTTCACGGCCGGGATCGACCGGCGTGCGCAGGTACTCGTACTGCAGCGCGCGCTCGCAGGCCACACCCAGCCGCGAAGCGCCGAGGTAGGTGCGCGGTGCCTGTCCATCACGATCGCTAGCGAGGGCGGCATCGATGAGAGCGCCGATCTGTTCGTGAATCTTGGGGCGGTGGTTGAAATCCAGCATCAGAACGGCACTCCCTTCGGAGCGGCTTGACCTTGACGGGCCAGGCGCTCCTCCAGGAAGGCACGATCCTTGGCGGCCATGCGCTCGTGCTCTTCGATCATCTGGTCCTGATAGGTGGTGACGACGACATCGATCAGGGTCAGCACCTCATCCCGCGTGTAGTCCGCCAAGGGCCGCTCCATGCCGATGGAGCCGACGTACTCACCCAGCGGCGACAGGCACGCCCGCATGGCTGCCAGTTCCATGTCACTCGGATCGATCATGCGTGCCTCCGTCTTGGTCATCAATTTGCAGAACGCGTCCTGGCAACGGCGCGAACAGAACACCCAGCGATCTGAGTAGCGTTGTGGGTCGCCCGGTTTGAACCGAGGGTTGGACCAGCCATAGCCCTTGGCCTTGCGGTAGCAGATCGCGCATTTCAAGCGGCCTCCCGATGGCTTTCGTTGGCCGCGACCACTAGCCGCTGAATTGACGATTTGTTGAACTGGAACGCCAACAAGGCCGATGCCTGGTAGCGGGTCATGCCGAAGTCCACCCGCATGTGCTCTGGGAGGTAGCGCAGTTGCTTGTCGGTCGGCGGCTCGTTCAGCCAGCGCCGGGTCTTGTGGGCGGAGTCGGCGGATTCGTGGTCGTTGAGCCAGTCGTCGGCCTTGGCCATGCACACCGTGCGCTCGCCGACGGCCAGCAGGTGTGGCCTCAAGTCTTTCCCGCCGCCGACGGCGTGCCAGCGGCCATTGAGATAGAAGATGCCGCCCCATGCGCTGAACCCCGTGGCCATCAGCGCGTCGTCATGCCCGAACAGGTCGCACCAGCGGAAGTTGGAGCGCTTGAGCAGATCGATCTCGCTCATGACGAAGTCCGTCAGTACGCCAAGCTCCTGCGGCTCGCGCTCCCACACGTGGCCGCACAGGGGGCACTCCATGCAGGCCAGCGGAACGATGGCACCACACTCCGGGCAGTCCTTGGTCGGCGCATCACCGTCGCCCGGATGCCCGTCGAGGTTAATTTCCTGTTCGAGAGATCCGTGCATCAAGCTGGCCGTACCGAAATCCAGCACGATGCAATCGGTCTTGATGACGCCCGGGAACTCCTCGGGGTCCACGGTGCGCAGACCACGGCCGACCATCTGGATGAAGGTGGACTTGTAGGAACTGGGACGCAGCAGGACGACGCAACTGGTGGGCGTGTAGTCATAGCCCTCGGTCAGCACCGCGACATTGACCACGACCTGGGCGTGCCCGGACTCATACTCGGCCAGGCGCGCTTTGCGATCGGCGTCGGACAACTCGCCGTGGATCAGCACGGCGTGTATGCCCGATTCGACAAAGGCATCACAGACGTTCTGCGCATGGGCGACCGTGGAACAGAAGACGATGGTCTTGCGCGACGACGCATTCGCCTTCCAATGCTTGATCACCGCCTCGGTGATCAGGCGCTTGTCGAGAATGGAGGCGACCTCGTCCATGTCGAAGTCCATCGCGGTGCGGCGGACGTTGCGCAGTGCGTCCTGTACGCCGACGTCGATCACGAAGGTGCGCGGCGGAACGAGGTGCCCGGCGGCGATCATTTCGCCCAAGGTGATCTGGTCTGCCACGTTGGAGAAGACCTCGCGCAGCCCCTTGCCATCACCGCGATTCGGGGTGGCGGTCAGGCCGCAGACGCCAGCCCGAGGATTGCGGGCCAGCACCGTGTCGATGACGGCGCGGTAGGTCGGTGACGAAGCGTGGTGCGCCTCGTCGATCACGAGCAGATCCAGGGTAGGCATCTGGTCGAGGTGCGTCTGGCGCGACAGGGTCTGCACCATCGCGAACGTCGCTTGGCCGCGCCAGGACTTCTCGTTGGCATCGAACACCGACGTGCTCATGCTCGGATTCACACGCGAGAACTTGTCGCGGTTCTGACCGGTCAGTTCAGTGCGATGGGCGAGGATGCAGGCCTTCGCATCGGGCTCGGCCAACACCCTGCCGGTGACTGCCGACAGCATGATGGTCTTGCCCGACCCGGTCGGTGCGACAGCCAGCGTGTTCCCGTGCTCGTCGAGCGCCGCAAGCGTGCGCTCGATCAGGAGGGATTGGCGGGGACGGAGCATCATGAGATTAGCCCTCCGTCACTGCGCCCAGCTGGGGCGGCCCGAAACGGGTGCTCGGCCGGTGGCCTGTGCATACGCGTTGGGAGCGCTGGCAGCGGGGGACGTAGGTGCTGGCTGACGCGCACCGCCCATCAGCGCGGCGTAGTCCTTGTGGTCCGGCGTGACGGCGGCCTTGATGACGCTCTTGTCCTGACCGTTCTTGTCCTTCTCCCAGTCGACCTTGCCCAGGAACTCGATGCCATCCAGATCGGCGAATCCACCGATGCGTCGCGCGTTCTGTGCGGCAGGGCTGTTGTCGCCGGGGTGCACCCCACGCGCCGAGTTGAGGACCGCCTTGACGAAGGTGCGGCCCATGTTGGCCCATTCCGGCCCCTTGGGGCTGTGCAGGCCGATGAGCGACCACATCTTGCGGCGGGCGAACTCGCCGTCCGTCACGACGAACTCGCAGCTGAGGTAGACCGAGCCGGTCTCGGCATTGCGGGTGGCATAGCCGCCAGTCCACCCTTGCGACGCGTCATCGAAGCCGCCCGGGCGGATGGTCATGCGGACGCGGACCAGGGTGCCCTTCGGGATCAGATCGAAGGACGTCTGTTCGGAAGCGGAATTGAAATCGAAATAAGTCATATCAGGACTCCTGAGTCGAAGTGGATTCGGGGGCGGCAGCTGAATCAGAGGCAGACGCCGGATTGGGACGGGCGAAATCGAGTCGCTCGGTGGCGGGCCTCGCGGGGCCGGCGATCTTTTCCATCAGGCGGCCGAGATGCGGCTCCTCGATGGCGTCGAGCCGACCGGAACGGTCCTTGGCCGGGTAGTTCCATGGGTTGAGCGTGTGGCAGACGAATGCGCGGTAGCCGCTGCCGTCGTCGGCCTTGAGCTCGGCGAGGGTCACGACCTCGTCGACGATTCCGGGCAGCTCGAGGCCGGTCTTGGAGCCGTCGATCTGCAGCGAAAACACCCGGCGGTTGAAGTCGTCCAAGGCCTCGTTCAAGATGCCGACGAACCACACGTTCTTGCGGCGCGTGTGCTGCAAGTGGGTGAGCCAGCCGATCATTTCCTGGCCCATCAAACCGTAGGCGCCACGGCTGTCTGGCTTGCCGGTCTTCTCCGAGTAGGCCTGTGGCTGGCCCTTGCACCACTGCAGGCACAAGCGTCCGGCCACGGTGATCGAGTCGACGAAGACGGTCTCGTACTTGTCCAGAGCCGACGGGTCGCCAAAGCGATCGCAGACCGCGTCGAAGTGCGCCTGGCTGTAGGGCTGGTCCTCGCGCAGTGCCGGGTTCGGGCCGCCGATGAAGACGGCGAAGTCGCGGCATTCCTGCCATGTCCGTGGGCGGATCGCGTCGCCCGCCCAGCCTTCGACGGCGAGATCGCCGGCCTCGAGGTCGAAGAACAGCGTCGCCGTTGGCTTCAAGGTCCAGAGCTGTGAGGTCTTGCCGATGCCGCTCTTGCCAACGAGCACGCCCTTGACGCCACGGCGCTCTGCGAGACGCTGGTCTGCGGTGATGATGGGCAGACTCATTTCCGGCCTCCTTCACCACCCAGATCGGCGAATGCAGCAGCCACCGTGGTGACGCCCAAGGCGCCGCGCTTGCGGGCCAGGTCATACAGATCGCGCAAGCCCTGCAGGCGGCGGTGTTGAACGCGGGACTCGGCTTCCATGCCCTGGATCGCGAAGGCCAGGTCATCAACGGTCGCGTCCTCCAGCGGGCGCACCACCTCGTCGGCACGGTTGTCACCGAGCGCCGGGATGCGGATCGTTTCCGGCAGATCGCGCAGGTACATCTCGGGCTGCTTGCGCAGCAGCTCGATCAACATGGTTTTGGTTTTCATTGGGATCACTCCTGAATCAATGCAAGACGGAACCCGGGCTTGCCGGTCTTGAGCGTTCGCGCCGAGGCGAACGCGGTCTTCAGCGTCTCGGGCCAGGCGTTGAACTTGGTTTCGGAGACGCGGTAGCTGATCTCGACGTACTCGGCGGGGTCTTCGCCGTTGGCGGCGATGCGGCGGGTGATGTCGCCCAGCTTTGCCTGGTCCCACTCGACTTTCTTGGGCAGGTCGGCAGTGATACGGATACGGCCGTCATCGAAGTGCACGACGCCGGTGTCTTTGCCGGCCGCCAGGCGCAGTTCGTGCGCGCGTTGGGCGTACTTCAGATCCAGGGCGCGATCGACGTGTTCGACGATGGCTTTGGCAGCGGCCAGCAGGTCAGCTGCGTCGTTCTTCAGTTGGAAAAGCGACTCGCCGGATTGCTGGGCGAGTTCGCCGGCCGGCGTGGTCAGCACTTGATCGGGGGAGAGGAGGTTCATGCCGCACCTCCCGCTTCGACGCGCTCGGACGTGCTCTTGCGCAGGCTCTCGGACTCGAAGGCTTCGACGTCCTCAAGGCGGTACAGGACACGCCCTTGCAGTTTCAGAAAGACCGGACCGATTCCTTCGGACCGCCAGCGTTCCAAGGTGGCTTCGCTGACGTCCCAACGGTCGGCCAATTGGCGTTGGTTGAGGTGTTTGACACTCACGTTTTTCTCCTTTCAGGTGATTGCGAAAACGTGAGGTCATCTTCAAATTCGGCCTGTACGGGCGTCAGCCACCGCCATGTACGGGCTGATGTACGGGCTCAGCCAAAACAGGAAAAAGTGGGACCCAGAAAGCAAAAAACCGCCCGAAGGCGGTTGTGCGTGAGGATGAATGTCGGCGCTGGTTCATTCCAGCTTGATGCCATACCCATCGTCGTCATGTTCGATGTAGTCGAGCCACTGGCTGTTGCTGCTGAAGATGCTCGGAACCCGCTTGCCGCGTGCGGCCTCCCGTGAACCGTGAGCCGCGACCAGAATGTCTCCCGCAGAAACTCGCGCGCGACCGTTTTCGAACTGTTCGACCAGGTACTTCACCACGGCGACCTGCTTGGCACCCTTGATGGCCCAAGGCTTGTCGGCCTTGGTGGCGATGACCAGTGTGTTGGAGTACGGGTCGAAGCGAACCGGGAGGGATTTTTCCTCTTTGCTGCCTGCCGGTGCGACCAGCAAGCGGTGGATCAGGTCGGTATCAAGGTGTGGCTTGACCGCGTAGTCCACCAGAACGCTGGCAATCGGAACGATGCGGTAGCTCCGGGGCGGCGGCACGATGTCGGGCAGGGCTTGGCCCGTTGTGAAGATCAAGCCCTGTTCGGGTTGTGATGCCGCACGGAAATGGTCGAAGACCCGATCGATGGATGAAGAAAGCGCTCGCGCCAGCCATACGTCGACCTGCGCATCGGCTATGCGCATCTTGCCGAGATTCCACAGCACGCCACCGATGGCAGGCGCCGTGATGCCACGTCGATGTGCCTGTGGAATTCCGAGCAGGTCCGCCAGGTAGTTCAGCAGCTTGGTGTCGGTGATGGCATGGACCGCCACCAGATCGGCAGACACGTATTTGGTACGGAAGGTCTCGGGGCACCGGTAGCGATAGCGTCCCGGGTCATCGTCTTCCTCGATTTCAACCGGCACGCTTTCGTCACCTCTGGGCGCCGGATAGCATCCGGCATAACCGATACGTTCGGTCCATTGCGCGAGATCCCGGTCGGAGAGCGTCGCGCGGTGCGACAGATCCCAACCGGGCACACCATGCAGTCGCTGACCATCTCCATCGGCTATGGCATCGGCCGATCGCTCGAAGAGATCGAGCAAATCAAGCAACGAGCGCGTCGACAGGCTCTTCGGCGACATCTGTGATTTCCTTCACCAACTGCCACTTGGCCAGCAAACGGTCGCACAGCGCCCGATCCTTTTCGCGCTTGGTCTTGACGTTGCACTTGTTGTCGTCACGCAGGATCACCGTGATCGTGCGCGCACGTTCCTTGCCGACCTTCTTGATGCGGATCGACAGCTTTGCGTAGTTGAGATGGTGGTTGCGGAAATCGAACGACAGGGAGATCAGTGAGCGGGCGGCAGTGTAGATGTCGTCGACGTCCTTGGACCAGATTTTCACCAGCAGGGACCGGTGGTTGGCCAAGGTGTAGCCGAGTTCGATCACCTTGACCGACGCGACGTCCTCGCCGGACAGATCGAAGGTGCGAGGGGCAGCCAGGCTCTGGTAGTCATATTGCTTCAGCGGAATCTTGTCGCCGGTGATGGGCGACTGCAACAGCGAGTCCGCAACGATGCGGGCCAGCGCCTCGCGGCCATCCGTGTCTTTGGACAGGACCTCCAGATGGCCGTTGGCCGGCTCATAGGTGATGTGCGAGGAGACCGCACGGATGACTTCCTGCGGCACCAGTTCGCTGGCCTGGACGCGGTCGATGATCTCGGGCGGGCGGTTGTGATGCACGCTGACCTGGTACAGGTCGACGTCTTCGCCGGTGAGTGTGTCGGGGCGCAGCCGCTTGAAGACCTGGACGGCGACAGTGTCCGCCGCGCAACCAAGGTGCTGAGCGACGGCCTGATGGAATGCCTGCCGCGCTGTTGCGTCGTCCAGCACCGTGAGGTCCTTGGGCGCGACGTAGCCGGAATAGCACGACGCGCTCTGGCGGAACACGTCGGCCTGGCGAGCGTTCAAAGCCTCCTCGAAGAGCGCGGGCTCATGGAGGTGAAGCCACAGCGCGCGCTCATATTGATTCGGGATGGCGGCAAACGCCGCTTTTTCTGCGTCGCCGAAGATGTCCTGACTGATGCCTTCGATGACGTCCTGCCCGGCGCCGTCCGACAGCAGCACGATGCGCTCGGCCACTTCCTCGATCTTCTGGCGCTCGCTCACCGTCAGGGCCGACAGTACCGGCTCCATGACGGCGCGCTGGTCCTGTTTGCCCTGCTTTTTGTCCAGTTCCGGCATGGCCAGACCGAATTCCCCCACCATGAATTCACGGAAGACTGCCGGCGGCAGGTGGCCGAGCAGCTTGGACAGATTTTCAGCATCGTTCATCGACATTCCCCCTTTGCAAGGTTTTGATTGGGTTGGCACCAGCCCAGGCCCCCGTCTTCTTGTTGGGGATTTCAGACCGATAACGTTCGGCGTACCGAACGATTCAGATTATTTCCGGTCGGATAGTGGTTTGTCAAGCAGGTACAGTTTTGTTCGGTATGGTGGTATCATTTTTGGGTTGAAGCAGACGAATGAGGAGAAGACGGTGCCATCCCCCCTGGGCGACAAGATCCGTGCACTGCGTAAGCAGAAGAAGCTCAGCCTTGAACAGCTGGCGGAGTTGACCGAGTCCAGCAAGAGCTACATCTGGGAGCTGGAGAACAAAGACGATCCGAAACCGTCGGCGGACAAGATCAGCAAGATTGCGGCGGTGCTCGAGGTGACCACAGAGTTCCTGCTCACCGAGTCCTCGGCGACGCCAGACGAGGCTGTGCTCGATGAGGCGTTCTTCCGCAAGTTCAAAGCCATGTCCGAGCCGGACAAGAAGAAGATCCGCAAAATTCTCGATGCTTGGGAAGACGACGAGTGACCGAACACAAGAAACCGATGGCCGAGGCCAACCGCATCTCGAAGATGCTCAACGCGGTGCTTGGTACCGAACGATTTCCGGTGAAGGTCGATGAGCTGGCGCTGGAGTATTCGCGCCAGTGTTTTGCCGCGTCGCCGATCGACAAGGTTCAGGGAGAAGACCTGGACGGTTTCGACGGCATGTTGGCGGCCAACAAGTCGCGCTCGAAATGGCTGATCCTCTACAACAGTGCAACAGCCTCGGAAGGTCGGAAGCGCTTCACCATTGCGCACGAGTTTGGACATTACCTCCTGCACCGCCACCAACAGGATCGCTTCGAGTGCGGTGGCGACGACATCGAAACCGGGGACAACAATGAGCGCGACATCGAGGTCGAATCGGACTCGTTCGCCTCGACCCTGTTGATGCCGCTGGATGATTTCCGGCGCCAAGTGGATGGGCAGCCGATCAGCTTCGATCTGCTGGGTCACTGCGCCGATCGCTACGGTGTTTCGCTGACAGCCGCCGCCTTGCGCTGGACCGAAATCGCCCCGAAGCGCGCCGTGTTGGTAGCCAGCCGTGACGATCACATGCTGTGGGCCAAGTCGAATGAGGCGGCCCTTCGGTCCGGCGCATACTTTGCCACCCGCAAGAACACCGTCGAGTTGCCTCGCCAGGCGCTGGCCCACAGCTACAACGGCTGGGACGCAGGCGATCAGCAGAC